GTTAATCTTTCAAAAAACAAGTCAAGTGAAATACCATTAAAAGCTAATATTTGGTCTAAGCCATCAAGTATAAGTTCTTGGAATGGTTTAATAGTAGTGTTATAAAAATAAGCAGAAGCAACTTTAATTTCATCAGCATTAGAGCTGAAACCTTGCCCTCCTTGATTGATTCCAATAAGCATTGAACTTGTTACGTTATGTCCATTCAATATCTTATCTCTTGCTTCAGTTGCTAACCACGAATAGTGTTCTGGAGCATCTGTTAAACTTATATCTTCAACAGTTGTAGCTAAGTCTTTATTATTGTTAAAAGAAACGATAACTTTTTGACCTGTACTACCTGTTAATTTGCTCATTACTTTACCTGTGATTTCTTGCTGTTGTTCTTCAGTAGGCACAAGTCCATTAAAGTTAATAACTTTAGTTCCTGAAAAACTATTTTTAATCTCGTTAATTAGATATAAAGCAATTTCTTCTTCAGCTACGCAATAGTCTAAAGCACCTAAATAATCTACAAAACTGAAATACTTTTGACCTACGGAGTAATGTCCTAAAACAAGAACTTCTATATTTTCTGTTGAAGTTCCCATTACTGGAATGCGTGAAGATTCGTATCGTTTTACATCTTCCCAATTATCAGAATAATAGTAAGCATTAATATTACCTTTTTCATCACATTTTTCAGGTCTTAAAAGATTCATAGGTATATGCTCAACCTTTGCTATCTTCTTTCTATCTTTTGTATAGATAAGTTGAAAAGCACAATTACCTAACATCTTTAAATCCATAATAACAGAACGAAGCATAGTTTTTCCGAATAGCATCTTCATCTGTGCATATTCGTTAGGCTTTCTTCCTGAATCTTTAGCGTTTAAGCCATTGCCATAAATCAATCGTGAAATGTTGTTTATACAAGCATTATTTGTAGTTGAATTTTGATAGCATCCTATAAGAAAGTCATAATACTCATTATTCTTTCCGTATTCTACCCATTCATTACGTTTACTTTCTACAATTTTAGGCTGTGTGTATTGGCTTAAATTGATAACGTGGATATCATTCATATATTATAAATTCGTTGTCAGATGATTTTTGTACATACTCATCCTTATTAATTGTGTAATCTGCTATTTCTTGATTTGTGCAAAACACCTTATCCTTATAAACTACATTAGAATTATCATCGAATATAGTTAAAGCATAAAAGTTACCTTCTTTAGTATCTACTATATGCGTTATTTGATGATAATATCCGATACGTTCAGGAGATACGTTATAACTATATACTTGTCCACTACTTTCGTTTACTAATCGTAAATTTACTCCTGTGTAATATCTCGGAATAAACTTAAAAGTTTGCGATGTATTTTGCTCTTTTAGGATAATCATATACTTATATAACTTTAAGTCCGTGTTTTTGTTTTAAATAAAAAAAGGGATACATCTCTGCATCCCTCTTTTATCGTTGTTTAAGTATTAATCAGTAACTATTGTACAATCAATTGCAGTTCGCAATGCATCTTCTGTTGTAGAATTAAAATAGTTTGCAAATGTTTTTTCACGAGCAATAAGAGTCATTTCATAACCTGTCATATCACCCATTGCAGCACCACTATTTGCATTAATAGTAGTAACATCGCATCCATATTCTAATCCCATTAAAAAGAAGTTTCCTGCATTTGTCTTAACTACTACTTGTGGATTACCATAAGCAAGCAACTTCAATTCTTTATGTGATAAATGACTCATTACAGGCAAATGTACAACAAGTGTTTGTTCAACAAATGTAGTTCCATTCTCACGAGAAGTAGTCATCACTTGATTAAAAGTAGATGTACCTTTCAAATCATATTTGTAAAGAACTGAACTACTTGATGCAGTCATAATAACGTCAGCATCATCGCCTGTTGAATAAGTAATTCCACTAATTTTATCAGCAGAATTAATAAAATAAACTGCATCTAACCCACCAATTGAATCAGAACAAGGTAAAACTCTACCTGATGTAATTTCACACGGCATAATATATATATTTTAAAAGTTTATAAAAAAAGGGAGGAGTATTTTACCCCTCCCTCGATAATTAATAGGTTAATATTAGTTAGCAGAATTTGTGATTCCGTAAGTAACCATATCTTCTGCCCATCCGTAAGTTGCACCAGCAGCGAATTTCATAATAACTCTTACGTTATTTGAGCCATCCAAATCAGACATATCTAATACTTTAACTTCTGACAAATCAGAAAGCAAAGAACATCCGAAGTAAAGGTTATCAACTGTTGTAGCGATAGCAGTATTAGCAGCCAATCCGTTAGCCATAAATACAGGAATACCATCGAAAGACAAAGCTCCGTTAGCATACCACATTGTACCTTCGTTGTTAGCACCATTTGCACCTACTCCTGAAGCAGCGAAACCACCCAAAGCACGAACATAAGCCTTAGCGATATTTTGAGAAACATATAAACGTAAACCTTCTTTTCCGTATAAACGTGACGGCACGGCATCGACCAACAACCCGAGCTGAGCTATTACATTCGAGGATGTAACGGTTGTACCAGCAACTTCTTGTGCAGCAGGTAAAGCAGCATCTAAAGCAATAGCAGTAGCAATACCATTATATTCTCCTGCGTTAGCATTAACTCCTACCCAAATATTTTGCTCTTGTTTTTCAGCAACTTTAGCAGCAGCATAAGAAATCAAGTAATCAGCAAATGATGTAGGTAATTGGTCAAATGAAGAATATCCCATCTCCATAGACTGCCAAGTTGAATGGAAAGTCTTTTTACACAAAGTCAAGTTAACTTGGAAATCTTCAGTTTGAAGTATTCTTTCAGTCAAAGTAACTGTTCCTGAAGCATCAAAATCACAAGTTGCATCTTTAACGATTGAATCAGTAGCGAACTTTTGAATAACGTGCTTGAATTTTACGTTAGGAATAACTGTTACTCCTCCGTTTTCGATTGTTGGTGCAGACAATAAAGCTGCTGCAATGTACTTACCTGCAAACTCTCCAGCGTAAGTAGTAGTAATTGATAAAGCCATTTTTTACTTTTTTTTTAAATTAATTAATTAGCGATTTTACTTATAACAGAATCCATAATTGTTTTAGGTCTGTTTTTTCCGTACTGCATAAGCTGTACAGGTTTTTTATTTTCAGGATTGAAAGCAATAGGTTCAGCAGCAGGTTCGTTATTTTCAACTACTACTTCTTCTTTTACCTCACTCAATTTTAAAAGTTGCTCTTTCAACTCTAAGTTTTCTTTTTTCAATGCTTCAATTTCAGAGAAGAAACTTTCTTTAGAAATTGTTTCAATGATTTTTTTAGCCGATGGAGTTTGTTCTTCCATAGCCATTTGTGGTTCTGCTGCTTCAGCTGCAGGATGATTTGATTCAGGCATTGCTTCTTCAGTTTGAGCATCATTAATATCCATTATTACTCCTTCTTGCTCACAAACTAAGATTCTACCATCTTCCAAAGTGTACTCTCCAATAGGTAGAGCTACATTTCCATCAGCTGTAACTATCATAACATTGTTACCTGCTTCAAAAGCATCTGCTTCTAATACAGTTCCGTTATCAAGTTGCATCTGTGCAAGTTTCACTTCCATTCCGAGTAGTGTCTTTACTTCGTTTAAGATTTTTGTTGTCTTGTTCATACTATTACTATTTATTTATTTAACTTACTTATAAATGTCTTGTTTCATTTTCATTTACAATTACATCTTGTTCAGGTGTAACTAAACTTCCTAAACCTTGACCTTTAGATTCTTCTAAATAGTCTTTAAGTTGAGGCTCTAATACTTCGCCGAAACCTTCTAATTTTACTTTTTTAGCCATTATATTTGTTTTAATAATTCCTTTATTTGTTCTAAAAGTTCTTCATCTTTTGATAGTCCTAACTTTTCAAGACCACTAAACATTGCTTCGATTGAATAACCTTTGTATGTTCCATCTTTCACTTGTTGCCATACTTGTTCATTATCAATCTTACTCATCACTACCCATTCTCCACCTTTAGGATTAAGGTTGTATAAGTTTGACTTATCATTATTAGCATCTTCTACTATCCAACTTTCAATAACACTTACTCCATCCGTATTTTTCTGATGTTCTAAAGTGAAGTTTTGTAAGTTAAGTTGCTTCATATATAACTCCTGTGCTTCTTTAATTGTATCAGCAGAGAAATATATGTTGAACTCTTTTCCATTCATTACACGATAAATACGTTTATCAGGTACTAATGCAAAGCCTACTACTATTCTTCTTTCAGAATCAATAACTTTTAGTTCTACATTTTCAGAAGATAATGCAATAAAATCTTCCTCTATTGCAGGATTTTCTACCAGTGAAATAGCGAAAACACCATCTTTCGCATCTTCAATTT